GCAAAAAATCGATTGCCAACCCTGAACACTTTTAGGTAGGCACCGTTAGCGATTGCTGAGCCTGCATTGTTGACCGCCACCGAATAAAGATTTTGCAGTACTCCGCTGCTGTCGGTGTACTTTAGCTGAGCCGTCCCGCTTCCAACTGTTGTCCCGCTCCTAGCTGTGATCGCAGTTGTTGACACGCCGATGTACGTTGAATTGTCGCTGATAGCATCGCTTGCGATCTGTCCGCCTTGCCGCTTCTTGCCAATGCCCGCTAAAAGGGCCTCAGAGTCGCTGTAATTGAATGCGTAAAGCGTTTCATCGGCCATGTCAGGAGGTCCTTATCCACGAGAACGAAGCCTCTTTTTTGGCACGAAAATTTAGCTCTGCTGGCGTGGTTGTTTTTCCGCCCGATCCATCGAGTGCTCCGACGATGCCGAATTGCCCTGTGTCGTCCATGTATCGCTTGCGTTTATTTCCGTCTGCTGCATCTATCCAAAATGGCCCTAGGTCCGCTCGCTTTTCGTCGTGCGTGTCCGGGTCATAAGTCACCTTGTACTTCGCTCGCCACGCCTGATAGCCACCGTATGAGCCTAGTTCGGCCTCTTGCACTTCGACAAGCATCGTTCGAGCCGCTAGCACTTCCCTGCCCGTGTCGAAGGATGCGCTATTCACCGTGTCATTGCGTTCTAGAAAATCCTTCATTAGCAACGAAGGGCTGTCGAATTGCACAAACGAAAACTGGCAAAGACTCGAGGTCGTCACCAACGGCTGATCGAATGGCGTACCAGCTGAATTGACGCAGGCCTTTGGCGTTGCTGATCGATCTTTCGGCAATACCTTTTCCTTGGTTAGAAATGAGTCGATCTTGAAAAACGGAATCCACGTTGCTGGGTTCGGGTTTTGCTCTGAGTTTTGCTTTTGCTGTTCTTGGCCCGTTTTAAAATTCGCCGTCACGTTCCAGTAGAACGCATGCGATTCATTTCTTTCGCATGTCACCTCGTCGCAGATTAGCTGCAATGGCCCGTAGAGCAAGCCTGCCCTTGGCAATCCTGGAGTATCGTACAGAACGTCAAAACGACTCGATGTAACTTGATCGGTCCTAACTAGGTAGTTCCATGTCTCGCCAAAGACAAGCGTAAAACCCTCACCCTTTCGGCAGTATCCAGATCCTTTACGAAGTTCGTTCCCTACTAATTGATTCGCCACTTACTACCTCGCAAATTGAATCCTAGGAGCCTCTTTGGCAAACTCATTCGCCCGCCGTGTTTCATTGAGCAAATCGGATTGCCATTTCTTCCGCTCTGCTTTTTCTGCTGCGTCGGCGTTTTGTTGGAGCAAGAATGCTGCCGCCTCTTTTGAGCCTGCTTTGAGGGCAGGGGCTAGGTTCTTTGCGATTGTTTCGCCAACGTCACCGAATCGCTGACCGGCTTGGTTTTTTCGATCCTGCATCGCCTGGAAGTCGCTTCGAGCCATGATGGATTGCTCTGCCAATGCCGCCCGTTTGCGAATGCCCTCTTTCTGCTTTTCGTTGTCGCCAGCTTGTGACAATTGCCGCCGAAACATTTCATCTAGTTGAGCGTATTCCCTTCGCAATGAATCAGACGCAAGGAAATTGCGATCCTTCATTTCCGCGACTTGCTTTTGAATTTCTAGCTCTTTGTTTGCTGCTTCGATGGATGCGTGCGCCGCATTAAGTTCATTTAGCCTTCGAGTCTCTTCCATCTCAATCATAGCTGCTTTGGCTTGCTGCTTTTCGCCCTCAGTCATGCCGAAAGTATCGTCGGTTAGCTGGGCTTTTTTGAACCGAATTTCATCGCCACCAAATCCGGCTTTTGTTCGCTCTTCGCTTATAGCCTTGATGCGCGAATTGAAGGCTGATCGCTCGCTATCGATTCGCTTATTATTGGCGTCAACGGATGCTTGCTGTGTTTTCAGTGCACGCTCTTCTAAGTCCGCCCGCTCTTTGACTAGCTTGGCTTTCGCCTCTTCTGCTGCGACAAGCTTTTTATCAATCGCTTCGGATTCTCGCTTGGCTTTGTTTGCTGCTTCAATTTGCCGATTGTAATCATTGGCTTTTCCGGTTAGCGTCATCCACCAACCGGTCATCGCTTCACCGCGTTTTGGCGTTTCCTCAATGGTCCTGTTGATTAGATCCAGTGCGTTGTTTACTCCGGGTTGCACCTCACGCCCAACAGACGCCAAAAAGTTTTTGTAGTGCGTATCAAGCTTTGCAATTTTAACCGCAGTGGTATCGGCCATCTTGTCATTCATCCCGGCAAACCGACCGCCCGCACTTGTCGCGGTATCCATCGCTTTTGCGACCTCGTTGAATGATACCTTGCCGTCTTCCATTCGCTTCCGTAGCGATGCCATCGATTCACCCGTTGTCCGGCTGATTTCTTGCAATGGGTTGAATCCCGCATTAACCATCTGCAAAACTTCTTGCCCCATCAATCGCCCATTGGCTCGGACTTGACCGAGTGCCAGCGTCAACGATTGCATCTTTTCATTGTTACCCATCGAAATTTCGGAAAGCTTGCTAAGCGATGGAATAACCTCATTGACGCTTAACCCGTAACCCAAAAGAACCTTCGATGAATCTTGAAATTGGACTGCCGACAATGCCGATTTCTGATCCAGTTCAACCGTCGCATCGATAAGCTTTTTAGCCGCTGCCGCTGAACCTGTAAGGACTTCCAATTGGACTTGGACCTGTTCGCGTGCCATCGAAACCTTTAGCCCAGCTTGAGCAAGGTCTGCCATTCCTTTTATAGCCCCTACGGCAAGCCCTGCTGCACCGACTCGACCTAGAGCACCATATAACCCATCTACCTTTTGCGTCGTCATATCGACGTTGCCCCATCCCTTAAAAGGATCGGGAATTTCGTTCGGCATTGTCCGTCGTTGCATTGCTGCAATGATGTCGGCCCTGGCCTTTAGTGCTTTTTCCTCTGCTGCCGCTGATGCAGCTCTAGCTGCGTCAGCCGCTGTTTTTTCGGATTGAGCCAGCTTTCGATTCGCTTCCGCTGATCGCTCTGCGTAGATCGCCGCCACTCCATGCTTCTTGGCTAGGGCATCTACCGCTGCGTTGTACGCATTTGCGTCAATCTTTCCGGCTTGGTATTGCTTGTCCAGAAACGCAATATCCTGAGCCATTCGTTGCATTGGCGTGTGGCTGGACTCTACGATTCGAGCCAACCTAGCTTCTTCATCGGCCAAAACTTTTGCCGCGTCCGATGCCGCTTTTTCCGCTTGAGCTAGCTTTTTTTCCGTCTGTAGCTGCTGCTCCATTGCGTAAGTCAGAACGCCAAACTTTTTCGCTAAATGCTCTTCCGCTTGGGCAAATTGCTGAGCGTTAATAGCCCCCTCTTTCAGGGCCTTGTCAAGCAGTTTCATTTGGTCGAAAAACTTATCCGCTGGAGCTTCGGATTGCTTCAAAGCAGACGAGAGGCTGCGAATTTCGCCGCGAGTGAACTCACCTCCCTCGACATTCATTCCGACTTTGATATTCGCAACGTTGATCGTTTGAGCCATGGCTACTTTGCTCCCATCGCGCCGAAAGCCTTGAGTTGATCGCCGATTGCTTGAGCGTTGTCTTTCGCCGCTCTAATCTCGCTTGCAATGCTCTTCTTTGGCCGCCTAAAGCGATCCGGCATAAGGTCGCTTGCACTTGGAGCATCCGACCCCGCGCGAGCGTAGATAGGCAAAAACAGGGCCTCTAGGATTTTCGCGGTTTGCATCCACCGTTCGCCCATCGGTTCCACCGTCTCCCATGCTAGCCATTGATTGAGCACGCCCGCCGGTTGACTTGCAAGCCATCCTAGCGGGTCAGCAATACCCCATCGTTCGCAGAGCCGGAACGCCGTTCTCAGGCGTCGGCTCTTTCGGATTTTTTTGCAAGGTCTTTTATCTCGCTTTCGTCGTATTTCGACAGCGACAAACAAGCCTCGTAAAGCTTGCCGACGATGGACCTTGGCACGGGCTTTAGTTGCTCCCAGTCATCGACGATTCGATTCCCATCGTCGTCAATGAGGCTGTAGGAAACCAGTAGCATTCGATGCCGCGCGTACTCGAATTTGCCATCTTTGGATTGCATGGCAATTTCCATTTCAGACGCATCCGCCTCGGACAATTCGCGAAGTGTAAACACCTCGCCGTCAATTGTCGTTTGCGTGGTTCGAAGTGGCCTCGCTGCCAGAGCAAAAAACGCATCGCGTCTATTCGTCATCGTCTGCGTCCTCTTCTGCTAGGGCCTTTTCGACTTGCTCGACGAATTGCCGAGAGTACTGTTCCGGTCCCTCGACCGTTACGCTTGCAAGCCCCTGACCTTCTGCTGCTTCCTTGCCAAGCTTGGCAAGTACCGCTGCGTCTAGCTTGTCGTGGGGAAACTGAAAGATCGCTTGTATCTGAGCCCTCTCCCCGTATGGCAAATAACCGACGAGAGTACCAGCGAAAAGAATCTGAAACTGCTGGAGTTTCTTGTTTTCGCCGGTTGATAGGCTAATGCCGTATTGCTGTTTCAAAGAAAACAAAATAGCCTCCTAATTAGGCTGGGGTGAAAGTGATATCAGTGTCGCCGTCAAACTGAAGCACGTATTTACCGCGCATGATTTCGCCTTGCTTTGCCGATGGAAACTCGACTTCCTTTACGAATGCAGTTCCCTGTATGCTGCCGGCACTTGGAAGCGTAATCGTCACCGCGATACCAGCGTATGGTTCCGCCGATGGAATCATTGCTGTGGTGATCGGAGGTGCCGCCCCGAGCCAATTAAACTCGACCGGCAAATCTGGATTCTTGCGAAGATCGCTTGGCCGAAGATCCTCAAATCCAGTCGTCGATAGCGTGGTAATATTCAGCGAATCCACGCTGACCTTAATACCGCCGATTGAAACAATCTGCGTAGTAACCAATCCGGTCCCGGAAATGGTCGCCCCAAGTCCGGTTCTTGCTTTCGTCAAAGCCGCCATAATTAAGGCTCTCCATAGTGAACCAAGAGGTCAAAGCTAACAACGTACCGATGCTCTTGGTTGCCATCGGTAGGAGGTTCCTGTAAATACTGATCGCCTGCGGTAAACTCTACGCCGTCTAAGTCGTAGCCGTCCACCGTGCCGATAAATCCCGATATTCCAGTTTCGCGAATTGCTTTACTAATCGCATTGCAAGTCCTGCGCGTCAAAGCGTAAGCCTCAACGGTTATTCTTGCGTGAGCCGTTTTGCCTACTCCGCCTAGATCGTGGTCGCGTTCTGTGCTGTTGGTGTAGTACACGACATACGGAAGCGCAGCACCCTCTACGGCTGCATCGGGATACATTCGCTGCCCGATGAGCGTCGAGACTGTCGCGTAGGACAGTAGCTTGGTTCTGAGTGCTTCGCCGATTGCCGACAAGGTTTACCTCTCCCCGCTTACGATGTAAATGTCTTTGCTTGTTTCGCTGGATCCCGTGACGATTCGAATGTATCGGACGCCTTCGAAAACGTCTGGGTTTAGCGCGATGTATCGACTTGCTGCAACGGTTAGCGAGTACGCCGATGATCCGTTGTAGAGGTCGTAGAAGCTTGAGCCATCAAGGGAGCATTGAAACGTGAGTGACGTACTAGCCAAGCCCGCTGGAGTGACAATTGCCAGAGGAATGGTCCCCTGCAACGTAAACGCCGTCGAGGTCGTCCCGCTTGAGATCGTCACCTTGTCGGTTAACTTGAGATTTTTAGCCAATTCGCAGCTCCTTCATTTCCTTGTTTAATTGGTCTAGAAACGCCGCTTCCGCCGAGCCGCCCGATTGATGATAAGCTTTCACCGTCGCCCGTTCTGCCAACGGAAAGTTAGCTGTTGTCGGCTTGCTTCGGTTTATTCTGGTGTGAGTCTTGCCCGTTCGACTTGTGTAGACAACCGTAGAGCCGGTTTTGCCCCAACTGTGCCGAGTGTAGCTAGGTCCTCGCTTAATCGGCATGACAAACTGTTGTTTGTTTCCTTGTGGATGCGTGGCACCGACTAGGACGCCAATCGCACTCTTTAAGACTTTGTGCCCAAAGTGCTTTTTCGAATCGTTTTGAAATTTGGCATTGTTCTTGAATTTCTTCGACCACTTGAGTCGCGATCCTGTGGCCCGCGACGATGTAGCCAATGATGCTGCCGTCTGTGCAATTGGCTTGGCGAATGATGCTAGGCAACGTCCTAGAGGCCCGTTGCGAAGCGTAATCGGGATATCGCCGACCGCCTTTATCAGTGCTTCGTTTATCTGGATTGATGTGCTCATGATACCACCGCCGAGCAAACTAGAAGCATATACCGCCGCAATCCATCAACCGGATTGATGCCCGTTATTCCGTAGGATTCACCTTGGAAAAGTACTTGCATTTTCGTCGTATAGCCTGATCGATACCGCACCCGGAAAACCGCCTTCGTGCCCGCTTCCAATTGCCGCCCTCGCATTGCCTCGTAACCGTCGGTTGGTTGCCATTCGCATGGCTCATCCACGACATACGCCGACCAAGAAGCGATAGGCTGGCCCGCTGCGTCTTGCGTCTCTGTAGGTTGTTGGATCGTGCATCGATGCCGTAGAGCACCTGCGCGAAGGTCTTTCGGTCGTCCGCTCACGGGTAACTGCTCCGCATGTAACGCCGCACCAGAGCCTCGTAAGGTCGCATTGTCTGCATCGCTTCGGACATAAGCATGTCCCGATTTTCAAAGTAGTGCCCGACAAGCATCAGCATTGCATTCTTGGCGATCGCTGGAACTTTCGAGCCGTCTTCAGAATAGCCGACTTTGTAGGTTATCGTCCAGGCGTCCCACTTTGCTACTGTCCCGGGCAAGACCTGCAAATACGCAAGCCTCACCGCGTCAGCGTGTAGCTGGTACTGATTCGCCGGATAGGTCTGGAGCGTGTTGGCCCCATCGTAATATTGGATTGAGGTGATTGAGTGAATCGGCCCCTTGGGTAGCTCGATGCCATCGGCCCATTGTGCGAGTCGGATTCGGTACGTAGCAAAACAAGTAGCTGAATCGGTATCGTGTTCCCATTGCTCCCTAGCCGCCTGAATCAAGCCTGCCAAGTGAGTATCGTGGGTAGTGTCACTTGTTCCGATTTCGAGTTGCTTTTTCGCTTCGCTTAGGGTGATCGGGTCCGCTGTTGGTCCCGTCACTAGCTCCGGTATCAATCGCACTGGCGACGCCCCTTTCGATCAATATCAACGCTACGCCGTCTTGCAGGTTTTCCAGTTTATGGCCGACTGGAAAACCTTGCCAAATTTTGAGTAGCTCGACTCGCATTATGCAACTCGGCAAACGTCACCATCGGCCGCGCCGGTCGAGGTCGTCGGAGCTTGCTTGGCTCGACTCAAGACAGCCACCGCCGCGATGAATCCGCCGCTTGTGCCGTCGCCGAAGGTCGCGACAAGCTTTAGGAACGGATCTTTATTTCGGAGGTCGATCTGGAATACGCAAGTCTGCCCGTCGTCGGTCGCACTTGGCAGGGCCAATGTAGCCCCGCCAAGACCGGTGCCGGCTGCAAAGGTCGCTCCGGTAATGTCGGCGTAGGTCCCGCCGCTCGTTGAAGAGTTTTGGACTTTCAGGGCCGTCATTGCAATGTCCGTAGCACCTAGCTGGACCACGATGGTAGCGTAATCAAACCCGCGGCAATCAATAACGTCAGCCGTCGCCGATGCGTTATCGAGGATTGCTGCTGGCTTGATTGCCGTCACAAATTTTGATTGTTGAAGTACGTTCAAGATATCACCTGTGCTTTCTTTGTTGGTTGTAAATTAGGCTGCTGCTTGCACGCAAACGATTGGCCCTGGTAGCGATGGGGTTCCGGTTTCGTGAACGTTGTAATCCCAACGCATGTGCGAAATAAACGCGGTTTGAAGGAACTCGACGAATCGCGAAGTATCGGCGATAACCGACATTTGCCGACGCAACCCGAGAGTAGTTCCCATTGACAAATCGCCGAGGTAGCAAACCTTAGCCGACGCGCTGGTCGTGCTAGGTAGCACCTGGGTGAACTGGACCGGATAGCCTAAAAACTGAAGCACTGGACCGGCTCCTAAGTCGACGTAGTTGTTGCCACCAAGAGCCAATTGGAGCCGCGCCATCACGTTCCAAAAAAATCGCTTGTGACAGAACCAAACAGGGTTCATTCCAGCGAATTCAGGAAGCAAGCCAGCCGCCGATTGGAATACCGCCACGGTCAATGTAGCGTCGGTATTTTGACCGGCTGCCGCCTGAGTGATTGAGCCGGCTTGCAACGCATTCGCCAAGCCCACTACGCCCTGATTGGTCGCTTCGCCATTGCCAAGGAAACCAGCGGTATCAAGCTTAAGCGCGTGAGCCTGAGCCATTTCCATGGCGAGATATTCGGCGATGGAAATCGTCGCATCTTCGGCGAGACTGTTAGCCATTCGGGTCAAGGTCGCCCAAACCTTTGCCGTGAGCGATATTTGACCCATTGCCGGTTCGCTCGATGTAATACCCGCGACTTCCTGGCCATCGGTAAAACCGTAGGCAGTCAATCCGCTCACGCGTCGAGGGATGGTCACGGTGTCGCTGCTCATCGGGTAGTTTCGAGCGTACCGAGAAATCACGCCATAGCTTTCCATAAGTGCGATGATTGCCGAAGAAAACTCAGGCGGAACCAATACGCCGCCTCGCAGGTCGTCGCTGCCGTTCATTGCGGCCATCACGCCGTAATCGACGCACCACTGACGAGCCTGACCGTTGCCATTGAGCGCTCGAATAAATTGCCCTGAACGAAAAGCGTCTTCGGCCCCGTTCGGACCCTTGAAGGCTTTGAGTGTGCCTGTCGCCCTAGCGGTTGCTGGGATTCGGAAAGAGCCGCTTACCGCCTCATCGGCTTGAGTCTCTCGGACTTGCCGAACTGAATTGGAGACCGCCGATTCGATCCGAATTGCCCGCTCTCGCTGCGTTGCAAGAGCCGTAATTTGGCCCTGGTTTTTATCGTCTCCGACTATGGAATCGATCTCGGCCTGCTCTTCGGTCGAAAGATCCCGGTTATCCTCTTTGGCGATTGCTTGGATCGCTCCTACCTTGGCTTGCAAGGCTTCGATTTCTTTTTGTAGCTGCGTAGCACTTTTCACTAGACTGCCCCTTTGTGGATTGTGTGGCAGTCTAAAAACCAAGATAGCGGCATGACTGCCACGGGAAACTTAATCGTTTTAAACCGTGTGTCGCTGCCGCTAATAAGTTGCAGAGTTGTTGGCACTTCTGGCCGACGCAAATAAATCTAGGCTATTCGGCTTTGCTTGTCAAGTGTTTTGAAAACTGAGCCATTTTAGCCTGTAGCAAATTCGCTCTCGCTTGGTCGAATAGCGAGGTCATTTTCTTTTTCTTCCGGTCGTCTTTGCCGCTTCCGTAACGAGCCGTCGCAAGCCCGGACGCAATAGCTTCATCGACGTTGTACCAGGTCTCTGCGTCCATCATCGCGAGGATTTCGGCAGGATCTTTTGCGAGGAACTCGCTGTAGATTTCGACCTGGGATTGATCGTAGCTTTCCAATGCCGCCAGAGCCTTCTTTATTTCGGTAGCGTTGCCAAAAGCCATGCCCATCGCTCGATGAATCATCACCCGCGATCCGTCGCCCATGAGACGCTTGGAGCCGCCAAGAAAAATGACGCTAGCCGCCGACGCTGCAAGGCTATCGTTGACGGTTGTAACCTCCCCGACGTGATTTTTTAGCAGATTGTAGATCGCGATCCCTTCATCGGCCGCGCCGCCCGGGCTGTTGATCCTGATCGTTACTGCCTCCGAGCCGAAAGCTTTGAGGGCCTTTAGCACGCCTTCCTTAGTGATCGGATCTTCTGCCCATCCATCCCCCACGATGCCCGATATGTGGATTTCGTTGGTTTCGTTGTGTATTTCAATCATTCTTGCAAGCCTTTCAAGCTAAAGAGTCTGCTTTCCCACGTTTTAACCTCAGTTTCGACGGCTTTTTTAAGCGAATCTCCACCGTATTTAGCCGCTAATCCTGCGAGGATCTGCGTTGATTTCTCGCAATGCATCCTTGCTAGGTCGCGATCCAAGCCAATCGATTCAAGGCTTTCGGCTAGTTTTGCTTCCCAGCGGGGATAGTTTTTGCCAATCCATGCCACAAATTGAGTTTTGCCAGATGCGTTGATTGCGTTGTTGCCCTCAGTCCGAATAAGACCTCGAAGCATTTGCTCGACGGCCATATTATTCTGCGTTTGTTTATGGCTGTCTTGCGGTTGGCTGTCGCTGGTTCCGCTTTGCGTATCGTGCGACGATGCAGACGCATTGTCGCCGGACTGCTGGATATTAGGGTTTATGAACTCATCGCCGCCATCGTATGGGTTTAAATCCAGCTTAGATCGGCACTCGTTTGGGTTCATGATTCGCGACGATACCGCTACCGAGAAAGCGTCAATGGTTTCCTTGAGTGCCGTTCGAAGGATAGCCCCGGTGTTGAATTTGAAGTAGGCTTTGTTAAGCCGAATTTCCGTCGGCGTCAAAAGCTTCATGTCGCACTGCTCCTCAAACTGGACTAGCCATCTGTCCAGGCATTGGAGATAAGCAATCTGCGTTTGCTCCCTTGAGTTGTAGCTATCCGTTTCGCCGTCCCCCGGCATCCCTTCGAGCCCAAATAGCATTCCTATATCTGCCCGGTTAAACTTTTGCAAGTCAACGAATTGAGCGTCTGAGTTGCTCATTGAAACCGCATTGGCCTTTACACCCTCGCGTAGCAATCCCGCTTTACCTGCGTTCTCCGATCCGGCTTCCGCCGCGTTAAACGCATCAATGAATTTCTTGGCGTCCTCGTCTTTGCGAAACATTTGCTGAGGGGCTTCAAGGAATAGCTTGCCGCGAAATCCCTTCGCAATCTGCTGGTTTTGAAACTTGATCGCCTCTTTGGAAGTGCCAAACACAAGGTTTGCCAAATCGAGCAATCCCAGCCCGTCTACCCCATTCCATGAGAATCCGCTGATATGAAGAACGTTGCTGTCGTGAAAAACTAGGTATCCGTCGCCGTTGGAGTCCCGCCCATTGAACAACTCGGTCTTGCTTTGGTCCTCAGGCTTGTAGGCATGGTACTTTTCGCCCTCGTGAATTACGGTCCAAGTTTGTTCCGGCATCATCGGAATAAGCTCGTCGATGCCGTTGCCGCTGCGTATTATCGCCGCCCTGCCATTTCCCCGCATAATTGCGTGACTCAGTAGCTGCTGCTTAAAAATCGTTGGGCTTTGAATCTTATTCGGTTGCTTTCGAAGTAGCCTGTAGCCATCGTGCTTTAGATCGTTTTCAGCCCCATCGCCAACCACCTTTTTTACGTCAATAGGTAGGCGTGCAAAGTCCCCGGTAAGCTTGCTGTGGGCAAAGAATGCCGGGGGAATACCCATAGCGTCCTTGATGCCGACTTTTGTCGGATTAACATCCCAGCCAAATCCAGCCCATTGAATCAATCGAGAAAGCATATCCATTCATTCTCTCCTAAATAACGTAAAGTTTCCCGATTGAACGCTCAGGCTGCAAACTAGCAATGCGATAAGCCATCACCGCTGCGACGATAGGGTCGATCTTGTCTTTCGATTTGGCCTTGTCGAACATCCATCGATCCTGCCGATCCTTGGCGATTATAGCATTGTTTGCGCACCAGCGCAGTAGTTTCGAGTCTGCGAAAACTAATCGCCCCTCTTTCATCAATTGAATAAAATCGCGGATAGCCTCGTTAAAGTTGGCTTGGTTCTGCGCCATCCTAGCTGCTGTCACGCCGGACTTGGCTAGCCGCTCCCCTAGCTGCTGCCCGTTGTACGGATCATACGCAACCGTCCCGATGTCGTTGGCTTCAAGGTCGGTCAATAGCGATTCGGTAAGATCCTCGATAGGGTAAGTCGATTTGGTGATCTCCTCATCAAAAATGAATTGCGAAAACGGCATCGCGGTTAGGTCGCGGCTGCTGTTGTCGGCGATGTAAGCTTTTGTGCGGATCTCATAGCGGTAGATCGTCTTTCCATCGTCGGTAACGTCCACAGGAAACCGAGCGCACAAAGCGTAAGCCGCCAAGTCGTCGCGTGCCCCTAGGTCAACCCCGGCCCCGTAGCCGTCGGCCTGCGACCAGTCCGAATAAGGTTTGACGCACTTCTCAAACTCCTCAAGGTCGAAGGCTTTTTCGGTCGATGAAACAATACGATTGCCGTGAAACCTATCGAGCAGATTTCGACCGATGGCAGTATGGCGAAACTTATTGACTTGTTCGCGAAGGTACTCAGCTTTAACCGACACGCCTAGGTTTGGATTCGCTTTTATCCAAGTCGATTCATCCTCAAAGTCGTCATTCTTGTCTAGCTCGTAGATTAGAGCGAATAGCGTTTCGTCCTTGCTTACGCCTGAAACCACGTTAGTTGCGTAGTTGTACTCCTGTAGCCAAAGATCCGATTTATCATCGCCTGCGGTCGTAATAATGACATGCAAAGGCTGGGAACGTGAGCCGCTGCCAGTTACCATCGTGTCGTAAAACTTCCGGTGGTGCTGGCCCCATGCGTGCACTTCGTCCATGACAACGCAATGCGGGTTCAATCCGTCGAATGGTTTATCGCTTGAGACTTTTCGGATATACGATCCGTTGTGCGTGTAGGTGATCGTCTCGTTACGAATGTCGGTACGCAGCTGCATTGTCTTTGACTGGCCCACCATGCGTTCACATTCGCCATAGGCAATGTTTGCTTGCTCTTTTTTTGTTGCAGTCAAAAGGATCTGCCCGATAGCTTCCGGCTTGCCTGTTCGCGGGTCTATGTCAGCCATCGCTAGGTAATGACTCAAGCCTGCTACAAAAGTAGTTTTACCGTTCTTTCGAGCCATCGACCAATAGACTTTACGGAATCGCCTAGTTCGATCCTCATCGCGACGCCAACCGAAGATATTCCATAGCCCGAAAATCTGCCAATCCTCAAGTACCAAAGGCTTGCCTGCGTACTCGCCGATTGAGTGCCTGAGGACCAGCGGAAAGAACTCGCACACGCTAGAGGCTTTATCGGCATCAAAGTAGTAAGGAAAATCTGGCGTTGATTGCCTGCCCATGTCGAGCCGATAGCGGAGCACCGCATCCTTGACCCTATCGCAAGCGACTACCGAACCGTCCTCGACGGCCTGGCAATAGTCTTCGACACGCAGGGAAACGCCACTTGCAATCAACTTGGAGCCCTCGCTAGCCACTGAGTAAACTCGTCCTCTTCTTCGGGTAACGCAGCAACCATTTTTGCCCTGGCCGATGGGGTTAAACCAAGCTCAGGAAGTAGTCGATTCATTTCCTCGCGATACTTATGAAGCTCGACCGAAAAAGGATTTCGTTTTGCATCTACGCCATCATCGGTCTTTTGAACTAATACAATCCCCGTTCGCTGAACCGCCTTTCGTGCCAACATCCACCCGCCATAGGCTGTGCAATATGCGATCATGATCTCGCGAAGGTCGCTTGAGCAAATCCCGTTGCGTTTCATGTCCTCAAGTAGCTGACCCCACTTAAACTTTTCGTCATCGCTGAAATAGTCTGGCATTTCAGGCTCATTCCCGTTTGCTTTTGGGGCTAATTTGTTCTCTCGCTGCGGGTTTTTGATGAAACTGCCCTGCATTTTGAGGATTTCCGGAGCGGTTTTTTTGCGTCCCTTGGTCATGATTACCCTACGTATTTGCAGCTTGCGGTTATTCTCGAAGACGAAATTGTCTTGCTAACGGCTGAGAGGCTCGTTTTTATTGGTGCGCCAGAGTGCCCAAGCCTAAGCACGATCCATCTATCGCTCTTGTGTCTGTGTTTAATCATAGCAGGATGACTGGTTGTAGACTGAAACGCATATCCAAGTTTTTTAAGGTGACCACCTAGCCATTCGCTTAAAGCGTTTCCGATTCCGACGCCTTGGAAATCCGGCAAAACAACCGTCCTATGCTCTCGCTTCGTGTTCTTTACGCTTGGGTGAACCAATGGAAGATAGCTCGTAAACGCCACCGGCCGACCATTCCAGCAAGCAACAAAACATTGAGCCGCCTTGTGAATATTGGCTGTCATATAATGATGCCCGCTAAACAAGGGCCAAGCCATTGTGGTTGCCTTGTGGATGTCGAGCTTGATTTCTGGTCGTCGCCGAAGACACCTCCAGGAAAACTTCTGCTCGGTCATGTCCAGAACCCAGTCTGGATCTAGCCATTCTTCAACATCGGAGTGGCAAGAAACTGCAACAAATTTCTTTTTTGCTTCGCGTCGAATTGCTTTTGATACTGCTGCCGATGCCACTTTAGCAACCGTCCTATCGACAACGCTGGTGAACTCATCAAACACAACCAGATCGCTTGATTCGCAAAGCGATCTAGCTAGATCGCAACGAAACTTCTGCCCATTACTCAATGAATGATAAGGCTTGAGC